CCGCATGCTCTACGCGCCCTCGATGCCCGGCAACAAGGTCGGCCAGTCGCTGCCCTACTTCTTCGACGAGGTTCTGGCGCTCCGCGTCGAGCGTGACGCCGAGGGCAACACCCAGCGCGCTCTGATGTGCGACACGGACGGTCTCTGGGCGGCCAAGGATCGCTCCGGCAAGCTCGCGCCGTGGGAGGCTCCGGATCTCGGGGCGGTCATCGAAAAGATCGGGGGGCGGTGATGTCTTTTAATCCAAATAGGCCCGTTCAGTTCCGCCACGCGCCTGAGCAAGTGCGTATTGTGGCAACGGATCTGAAGGATGACCGCCCCATCGTCATAGCCGCAACAGGAGTTACTGGACATGAAACTATCGGGCTAAGGCATGCCGACGGTCGCCTTATGCCCGACAGGGAGAACCCCTACGACCTCGTGAACGTGCCGAAGAAACACGAGGTATGGATTAACTTTTATGATGATGATGGAGAAGGAGACTACGATAGCTATTCGTATTCCTCGCGAGCGATAGCGGATGAAAGCGCAGACAGCAACCGCATTGCCTGCGTCCGCGTCGAGTTCACCGAGGGGGAGGGGCTATGATCGCCGAACTCTCATCTCAATGGCTCGCCGCCAAGGAGGCCGAGCGCGAGGCCATCGAGCTTCGCCGCTCCATCGAGGACCAGTTGATCGGGGCGCTTCGCGTCCCCGAGACCCTCGACGGAACCGAGAACTGGAAGGCCGAAGGCTACAAGCTGAAAGTTGTTGGTCGCCTCAATCGCAAGATTGACGCCGACAAGCTGCAAGAGCTGGCCGTCGAGGCCGGCGTGTACGAGCACCTCACAAACCTGTTTCGCTGGAAGCCAGAGATCAACGCCAAGGCGTGGGACGCTACGGATCCTGCGATCACGACACCGCTGCTGGGGGCGATTACCACGACCCCCGGTCGCCCATCATTCACCATCACCAAGGAGTAAGAAGCATGGCAAATCTCGGAAAGTCCTTCCTCGCTGAAGATCTCCCGTCTGGCGGCAGCTACGATTGCCTCCCGGCTGGCTGGTACACGGCCACGATCCACAGCGCGGAACTGAAGACCACCAAGGCCGGCACGGGCCAGTACATCGCGGTGCGCTACGACATCACCGGCCCCTCGCATGAAGGCCGTGTCGTGTACGGCAACATCAACACTGAGAACGCCAACCCCAAGGCCGAGGAGATCGGTCGCCAGCAGCTCCGCTCGATCATGGAAGCCCTCGGGATTGGCCGCCTGACCGACACGGACCAGCTCATCGGCGGGAACCTGAAGGTCAAATTGAAGATCAAGTCTGATCCTCAGTACGGGGACAAGAACGAGGTAAGCGGCTTCGGGTCGGCTGGGGCGTCGCCCCCGAAGGCCATGGCCTCGGCTCCGGCACCCGCTCCGGCTGCGAAGTCTTCCTCCGCGCCCCCGTGGGCTCGCTGATCTAGCAACGCCGGGGCTTCGGCCCCGGCAACGCAAATGGGAGCAAAATATGATCGACAAACTTGTACAGGAACTTCGCTCGTATCCGGCGCACTACACGGCGGCCCACAAGGCTGCCGACGCACTGGATAAGGCGGAGAAGAATCGTAGCCACATGCACTACTACGCATGTCGTCTTGAGGACGAGCTTGTGAAGGCTCAACTGGAGATCGAACGCCTGCGCGAACACATCGCGGAACAGCAGATCGACATCGCGACGCTGGGGCAGGAGGTCGGGCGGTTGCGGGAGGCGCTGCGTCATTGCGCCAACTCTATCGCCGAGTGGGAGCGTAAGCCAGAGGGCATGTCCCCGTTTCTGTTAGGCGCACTGGACAATGCCCGCGCTGCCCTTGGAGAGGAGAAGAAGTGATGAGCGACATCGTAGAGCGGCTGCGAAATCTGGAGCAATGGATACGAAATCCAGAAGGAAAAAGTTTTACACTGACATCAGATATTTTTGACGAAGCCGCCGACGAGATTGAACGCCTGCGCGCCGAAGTAGAAGAGCAAGCGCGCCTTAAAGGTATGGGAGTTGAACGTGAGATTGCGGCAGAGGCTGAGATCAAACGCCTGCGCAAAGCACTGGCGACCTACGCATGTCGCTGCGGTGATTGCGAGTGTTACGTTGACGAGTTTGTTCCGTCCTGCGGGCGATCTGCACGCGAAGCTCTCAGTCTCATACTAAACGCCAACAGTTTGCCCTACGCGCAGGAGATCGCGAGCAAGGCGCTTGGGGAGGATTGATGATGAGCGAATGGAAGAAAATAGAACTAGCACCAAGAGACGGGAGCCTCGTTCTCGCCATAGACCGAAAGAAGGAATACTTCGTCATCAGATGGTTTTCGATTGGATCGCGCGGCGCGTGGGAGATATATGCGGCTGGGCTGGGGTCTGATTGGGGGTATTCAGATCGGGCGTTTAGTTATTGGATGCCTCTGCCCAAACCGCCAAAAGAAGGCTGAAGAGATGACCGACAAATACAATCAAATAGGCGTCCACTGCCCGAACTGTCACGACACGCGCAGTGCCGTAACGATGACGCGCTCGCATGATGGAAAAACATTCCGCCGGCGCAAGTGCAAGAGCTGCGAAATCTTGTTTACGACTGTCGAGCAGTACGTGAGCGGCAACATGAAGGCAGCAGTCAGTCAGGAGACGAAGTAAATGGCCCCCATTCCGCCGCCAAAGAATGACATCGTGCTGCTGATCGACAAGGCGCACGAAGACAAGCCTGATCGCCCGCGTCCGCATCTTGGCGCATCCATGCTCGGGCATGCGTGCGACCGTTGGATCTGGCTGTCGTTCCGTTGGGCGGCGCGAGAGAAGTTCTCAGGCCGCATGCTGCGCCTGTTCCGGCGTGGACATGCCGAGGAAGCGACGATCATGAAAGATCTCGCAATGACCGGAATCGGCTTTTCCAAGCGGCAGGCGAACGTGAGCTTTGGGTCGCACGTCTCCGGAAGCGCCGACGCCATCATCGAGAGTGGCGTGCCCGAGGCTCCACAGACCCGCCACATCGCCGAGTTCAAAACGCACAACAAAAAGAGCTTCGACGCGCTGGAGAAGGAAGGCGTATTGAAGGCCAAGCCCGAACACTGGGACCAGATGCAGGTTTACATGGCGGGAACCTTCATCGAGCGTGCTCTCTATGTGGCGGTCTGCAAGGATGATGACCGCTACTACATTGAGCGCGTCAAATTCGACAAGGAGGCCGCCGAGAAACTCATCGCACGCGGCAAGCGACTGGCTCTGTCGGATGAGATGCCGCCGCCAATCTCTGCGGATCCGACGTGGTATCAGTGCCGCTTCTGCCCGGCGCATGCGATGTGCCACGAGAAGCAACCGACGCAACACGTCAACTGTCGCACCTGCGCGCACTCGACCCCGAAGGAGGACTCGACATGGAAGTGCGAGCGCTTCGATGCCGAAGGCATACCGTTCGAGTACCAGTTGAAAGGCTGCGACGCGCACGTCCTGCATCCTGACATGGTGCCGTGGAACGCCAAGCTGGGCGAGCCTGACGAGTGGTCGCTGACCTATATCATCAACGGCAAGCTGGTCGTGAACGGTAAGACCGGCTTCGCGTCCACTGAGATCGTCGTCAACCCAGAGGGCTGCGCCAGTAGCGTGGTGAGCGAGATCAAGAAACTGTGGCCAGACGCGAAAGTGGTGAAGTGACTACTTAGATCCTAAAAAGGGGGTTTGGATGATTGAGTTTGATGCTGAAAAATCGATGCAGAATAAAAAAGACGGGATGGAGAGAGTTGCTGCCTCTAACCTGCCTTGGATGGAGGCGGTGCGAAATCGACTGCGCATAGTTTTAAAAGGGAGGGAAGGCGAATTTCTCACAGGGGAAGACATTCGCGCAACTCTCACTGAGTTGGGCCTTGAACCCAATCACCCCAACGCATGGGGAGCACTCATAAATATTCTGATAAAAAAGAAAGTCCTGATTCCAACCTCTCAATACAAACCCATGAAAGATCCTCGAAGCCATGCTCGCTCCACTAGGATCTACATTCTAAACGCATGGAAATCAGTCGAGGGTGAGCCATGAATCTCCGTGGTTACCAGCAGCGCGTCATAGACGAACTCTACGCTTGGTTCGAGGCCGGCAACGGGGGCAACCCGTGCCTCGTGCTTCCGACTGGCGCAGGAAAAAGCCACATCATCGCCGCCCTGTGCAAGGGAGCGCTTCAGACCTACCCCGAGACGCGCATCCTCATGCTGACGCATGTCAAGGAGCTGATCGAGCAGAACTCCGAAAAGATGCTCCAGCACTGGCCCGGCGCTCCGCTGGGCGTGTTCTCCGCCAGCCTGCGGCGCAAGGATCTGGAGGAGCCGATCACCTTCGCGGGCATCCAGTCCATTCGTGATCGGGCCTCAGAGATCGGCCACATTGATCTGGTGATTATCGACGAGTGTCACCTCGTCTCCCACAAGAACGAGGGCGGCTACCGAAAACTGATCCGAGAGCTGACCGCCATCAACCCTAGCCTGCGCGTCGTGGGGCTCACCGCCACGCCGTACCGGCTGGGCCACGGGCTCATTACCGACGAGCCCGCGCTGTTCAATGCCCTGCTGGATTCAGTCAGCATCGAGGAGCTGATCTACAAGGGCTTCCTCGCCAAGCTGCGGAGCAAGACCACTAAGAGCAAGCTGGACGTGTCCAAGGTCCACCAGCGCGGCGGCGAGTTTATCGAGAGTGAGTTGCAGGCCGCCGTGGACGACAAGCTCACCAACGAGGCGGTGGTGCGCGAGGTCATCGAGCGTGCCGGCGACCGCAAGGCGTGGCTGTTTTTCTGCACCGGCGTCAAGCACGCCAGCAACATGGCGCAGATACTTCGTGACTGCGGCATTGAGGCCGAGTGCGTGACCGGCAAGACGCCCAAGGCGGAGCGCGAGCAAATCCTGAACGACTTCAAGGCCGGCAAGATCCAAGCGCTCACCAACGCCAACGTCCTGACGACCGGCTTCGACTACCCGGACATCGATCTCATCGCCATGGTGCGCCCCACCATGAGCCCCAGCCTGTACGTGCAGATGGCGGGCCGTGGCATGCGACCAAAGTCGCACACGGACCATTGTCTCATTCTCGACTTTGCGGGCGTCGTGGAGACGCACGGCCCCATCACCGCCGTCAGGCCACCCAAGAAGAAGGGAGAGGCGTCTAGTGAGCCGCCAGTGAAGGTCTGCGAGGAGTGCGGCGAGTTGTGCCACCCCAGTGCGAAGGTCTGCCCGTCATGCGGGACGCCATTCCCGGCCCCGCCGCCGAAGAAATGGAAGCTGTCTGACATCGACATCATGGGGATTGAGGGGTCGGTCCTGAATGTGTCGGCGTGGCGCTGGCGCACGCACACCAGCCGGGCGAGCGGCAAGGAGATGCTCGCGGTGACGTATTACGGAGCGCTGTCGGATCCGCCAGTGACGGAATACCTCACAATCGGGTACGATGGGTATCCGGGAGACAAGGCGGCGAGGCAGTTGCGCTCTTTGGCTGTAGCCGCAGGCGTGACGCGGGTCGCGCTTTCTCCATCCTTACAGCCTCTTGACTCCATCGCCACGGAAATGAATGCTGGCCGGCCACCAAAGCAGATTGAATACCGCCTCGATGGAAAGTATTTTCGCGTGATTAAGAGGGAGTGGAATGTCGCAGAAACCGTCTGAGCCCGACTTTGTCGTTGCGTGGCGCGAGTGGACCCAAAAGGGTCCGCCGCGCTGCTGCCACACATGCGAGAACTACAGCCTGAAGGGCGAGTGCATCGTGTTTAACATGACGCCACCGCCTGAATTTGCTGCAACAACAGACGCCTGCGAGAAGTGGACGCAGGAG